TGTGTCATGTGTTCTTCTCCTTTAGCCATTCTTGAATGCGAACAAATGCAACTAAATAATTACCATTCTCGGCAAGCCGTGTGGCTTCCAAGAATTGCGCCTCCGTCAGCCCCACCCAAGGGCGTTGTGCTGGTTCATCAGGGCAATCTGCACACTTGGTTTTGCAGCCGTTCATCTTCATGCACCAAGGCTCGTATTCTCTCTTTGCTGTGAAGTATTTTGTCGTTTCAATCCACTGCTTCAACTGCTCTTGTTCACTTATGACGTGTACTGGCTGTGCTGCGAGTTCTTTGCCTCGATGTACCCCACTCATGTACGCAATTGTCAATTCATCGCCGTGGTCGGGTTCTTGTGCTGGCTGTGCTGCCAGAAAACGCTTTGCATCCGCTTCGGACTCGAAAGTTACAGGTATTCCCGCAATCATCTCTTGCCACTGGCTGTGAATGTACGGCAAGGGTGCTGGCTGTGCCAAGGCTTCTTTGATGGCGGTGATAGCTTCGCTGTGTGTAATCACTGCATCCTTGTGTGGCTTGCTCCATTGCAACACCTCAAGCGCAAGTTTCAATGCTTCTTTCATTCCACCACCTCCTGCTTTGCGGTCAAAGACTCCAAGCGTTTAATCCGTGCCACGTTGTAGGCCACGATCGCGGTGTGGTACTCCATGCTCGATTGATGGCGCAACTTAGTGCGCTGCGCCTGTATCAGTTCTTCGGCGATAAGTTCGGCAGGGGTCGGCATCACCCAGTGGTTTGTAAACCATGCCCATACGTTCTTTAAGTGGTTCATTTTGTTTCTCCTCTTGCTCGAATAAATGCTGCAACGGTGTGCTTGTCGAACCCATGCAATTGCTCCCAATGTGTTGCAACCTTCTCACGCTCTGCTGCTGCTACTAGGGCGGCAAAGATTTTTAATAGTTCCATAGTCCACGGGTCAAGTTGCCCTGTGTGTCCTACATAAACTTCAGACACAAGTTTTTGATGCGCCTGTTTAGCCATGTCCATTAGTTCTTGGTTCATGCTTCTCTAGCCTCCATCATTGCGTCTGCTATTGCGTAAGCCCTGTGAGCAAACTCATCCATAGTTCCTTGAATAGATGGTTCTGAAATCAGTGCTTGCATAGCCTTGGCTGCAAAGTAATCACGCAGGGTCATGCTTACCGCATGGTCTTTGGTGAAGTATTGGATGGGTGAAGAGATGTTGTTCATTTAAAAATTCCTTTTGCTAAAACGGTTTTGGTTGGTTGGCACTGCACTACGCTCGATGGCTGGTTGACGATGACGTACCCTGCAATAAAGCATACGGTTGCCACCATGCCCACTAAGGTCATAATTTCTAGCAAACCATCCCACATCTTTTCCCATGTGGATGGCGTTTCTTCTTCGTCTTCAACCAGCTGAATTCTTATCTTGCTCATGTTGTTTTCTCCAAAATTACTCTCATACGTTTCTTTTTAAGGTCATCAAGGACAAGGCCCATAGCCCGTTCCATCGTGGCAATAGACGTCACTTCAATTTGGGCGTCGTGTATCTCCATCCCAAGATTGATGGCGTTCAGTTCCGCAGCCTTCAGTACAAACCTATACCCAGCATCCGCCCCACGCTTTGCAACGGCGTAGAGTGCGTCCTGCGCAGCCCTGATATCGTCTTTGTAAGACGCGGCCACCCCAAGCCGAGACAGTGCCTCCATCACATTGAATGCCTCAATGATGAAGTCAATGTCAAAGCGGGTGGCAACACCACGTCTCAGGGCGTCGATGGCATTGTGGGTTTTAATTTGCACATCCACCATGCCAGCCTCTGCCACTGGCTTTAAGCCGTTTAGAACCCACGCCAATGGATCAAGCAACTGCGGCTTTGGCTTGTAACTTGAACGCTTTCTCACTTCAGCAACTCATTGATCTGTTCATTCAAAAGGGCCCCTAGATCGCGGCCACGAACCGCAACCATTTGAGCCTCTTTGCAGTCATAGATAACTTTGGCTGCATCGCGGATGGCTTTGTTGTAGCCACTTTTATAAACATCTCCGCCGTCCAGCATCATCACAATCGCATCCCTAACTAAAGCAGAGGCCTGCCTATGCTGGGCTGCCTCCTTAATGCGCTCGTAATACTCCGGCGGAAGGTAAACCGAATACGGTATTAACTTGCGTGATTCCATTTAAGAAACTCCTCATAAATTGTGTTCAACCGATTGCGGGCCTGCTCATTGGTTTTTAACTCGGCGCGTGACTGAACGCCCAAATAGTTCCGCAGCCACTCAGCCGCCTCATCCTCTAAGGCATTCATGATCTGCAAGTCATCGATTAAATATTGCCAAAATGCCGGGTTGCGACATAGGGCTCCAGCCTTAGAGACGTACTGATCACCGGCATACTCTTGCTCACGAATCAAAGGCTTGTCCACCGCATTTAGCCTGACCATGACACATTGATACCGGGCCCCTACAAAGTCGCGCAGCAACTCTTCGGGGATTTCGTCCGGGTGCATGCGCAGCGTTAGCACATACCCCTCCTTGTCTTGTTTGATCGCCAACTTAATGGCTTCAAATTGCAAAGTTTTCATGGCGACCATCTCTAAAAAGGTATGTCCGAGTCATCCACAGGGGCTGGGCGAGGCGCTGCTCGGGGCGCTGCCGGGGCATCTGGCTTCACATAAGGCTCAGAAGCCTGCATAGACAAGCAGTCCTTACCATTGATGATCTTGACCCATCCTGAGATTTGAAGCGTCACAGTGGACTGCCCTGTGGTCTTGGTCAACATTTGACGCAGGAACTCTCTGTCAAGGACTAGGTCGCCGCGCTTGTCAGGGTGCTGCTCTGTGCGTTTGTAATCGTTGGGCCACAAAGTGCCGGTGTTGGGTTTGGGGATGTATGTGCTCATGCTTGCTCCGTAAATTTATTTTTAACTGTGGTGAATTTAGCCATCAACTCTGTAAAGAAATCCGCATCGGTTTTCTTGACAACATCAAACAGCTGCTTGTTTTTCCTGAATATTTTCATAACATCGTCTTTGGTTTGTGTGTATTGCAAGGCCAAGCTTGCCGCCTTATCCACCGTAGCCAACCAGTCCTCGACCGAACCGTCCGGGCCCAGTGTTACTTTCATCGTCCACTCACCCTCGTCGCCCTCAATGCTGGCCGGAGGTCTTGGCTTGGCTAAGGGTGGTGCAGAAGGTGCAGCTACTGGACGTGCCGCCTGTTTGGGGGTATCAGCGCCAGCAGTCGAATCAATCACATCATGCTCAACGATTTCCATGGCAGTCATCCACAGATAACGGCGTTGGTAAGACTCGGTAGCGCCTAGATTTTGGATGGGATGGGCCCCTTTGAGGTTGGCATCGGCCATTGGGGAGGTGATCATCACCATCGTGCCGTCTTCAGTGTCATAGATCGCTAACTCGGCATAGTCAGCCTTGAAGCTAACAATCCCGCACAGGCCAATGTCATAGAAGATCTGCTGGATAGCAGGGATAAAGTCACCCAACTCAAAGTAGGTGTAGCCAGCAAACTTGTTGAGGCCAGACTTCTTGAGTTCTGTGGATTGGAGCCGGATTCTGGCTTCCATTAATTTGCGATGTACTGTCATTTTCTAGCTTTCTTGATTGGTTTACGAATGGTGGGTGTCTCTTCATTGGAGCCGGTCTCTATGAGCAGCTTCTCCAAGCAGTGACGGGCTTTGCGGAGATCCAAACCGCCGCCTTTCTCTGGGTAACGGGCTAAATACTTGATGACATTGCCACGCAAGTAGCCTTCAAACTGTTCGGGGGTCATCCATGCTTTCATGGCATCCCACGGCTGCACCTCTTTATCTATGTAATGTCTACCCCCTGCTTGGTAATTCTTGAAACTCATACTTCCTCCTTAGTTTGATAATCGCGCCATTGGACGCACCACTGATTTACTGAACAAAAGTTGGCACAGCGAGTCCGCTCTCCCAACCTCACATCCAGCTCGTAATCTTTCCCCAAGCCAGCCAGCGCCTCTTCAGCCGCTTCTGACGTTTCATGCAAAGACTTGGCTCGAACCCCACCTTTCTTGCGAATCGCATACACGGTAGGCTTCTCCCACATTTGCGCCGGAGTACAGGGCGGCAACGCCTCGCCGGTTTCCATAGAAAATTCACAGGCAGAGTGCTGCGCTATACGATCTAGGACGAAGGCCTCACGATCCTCGTAAGACCACAGCTTGATGGGGAGCTCTTTGATAGGGGCTTCAGGATACCCCTCTCGATTGGCGGCATCCCGGCGGTTCCAGTCCCGGACGATAGCCACAATTCCCAAGTCCAAAACCTTGACGTTGCGCACCTTTTCTACCAGCCACGCATAGATGTTTAGCTGCTGCTCCCACTCCACCTTGTCGTTCATAGTCGCCCATGCACTAGTGGTCTTGTAGTCCCGGATCTGTATGCCCTCGGGGGTTTCTATTTGCAGGTCAATGGCACCACTGATATGCCAGCCGTCCAGCTGGGCATGCAGCCTAGCCTCAACAATGTGGTTGTCGTCTTTCCCGTGCTCCAAAACGGTATGCACCGCTGAACCAAAGATAGACCACACCATGTCGGCTACGTCCTCCTCCAATTCATCTTGATGCGTCTGGGTTAGCGCCACAATCTTGGGGCTATTGATAAGCTGGGTAACGCTGAGATTAGCGCGGCCCTTGCTGTAGGTTGGCCGCTTGACGACATTTACGAACGTCTGCGGTATGTTGAATTTGTTGGTCAAAATCATGTCTGTTTTCCTCCAAGTTGTTAGACACAAACAAATTCTGCAATACTTTTATCCGCATGTCAACAGGTTGTACCCATATAAATTCATGTGTTGCATTTTTGAACGGGCAGTGTTACGATTCGCGCATGCACATACAACTGTTACTCCCCTACCCCCCAAGCGTCAACCACTACTGGATGTCGAGCGGCAATATGCGCTACATCAGCAAGCGGGGGCTAATGTTTAGGCAGGCTGTAGCAGAGGAGGCGGCCACGCAGGGGATCGTAGGCCTAGAGGGGCGCTTGGCAGTGCATATCGCCCTGTTCCCGCCAGATCGCAGAAAGCGTGATGTGGATAACGTGCTCAAGGCTTTGCTCGATGCCTGTGAGCATGCCGGGTGTTACGAGTCTGATAGCCAGATCGATGAGCTACACATCGTCCGGCAAGAGGTCAGAAAAGACGGCGGTTGCACGATCTTAATCCTTGCCATATGATGGGTGCGACTGCTAATGCAGTTGCCAAAGGTAAGTTTAAGGGGGGTTTCGGCCCCCCTTTTTTATAGCCCGGCGTCCTTGCGCATCTCAATGATATCGTCCAGCATTTCTTGCTTCTCCAGCTGTAGCAGCTTGATTTCCTCGCGGCGCTGCACTGGAGTCATACCGGTATCCTTGCTTTCACCGTAGTAACGGATCTCAGCATTGATCTCTTTGAGCTCGCTGTCCATCTTATTAACCTCTTGGTAGAAGTCTAGGATGTCGCTGTATTTCTCTTCGTAAGCATCGGCCTGCTTGTCGTCTTCCCGCTCCAGCATCTTGGCGTAGGTGCCGTACCGCTTGTCCACCTCGGCCTTAAAGTCATAGAACAGATCTTCATTGCGACGACCAACATCTGCCCGTAAGAACGGGCCTGTGATGGGCTGCTGCTTGTCGGTCATGGCCGCGCGCTCACCACTGGCAACGGCGATGCTATTGGTGAACCACTGAGCCATAGCGCCAGCAGTGCCAAAGATGCCCCTGATGATGTGATCGGCTTGGAGAGGGTCTAAGAGTCGAGTCTCTTTGGTGCCCGTCAAGCTGGACAAGAATTTGCCTGCCTCACTGGTTTCTGTTGTATAGCGCTCAGCGGCCTCCAGTTTAGCCAAGGACTCAGGAACAACAGGACGACCTGTGAAGAAGTCTTTGTTCAAACCAATCTCCAAAATCTGCTTGGCACCAGACGGTACAGGGGTAGGGCCGAGCAGCATGTCTATGGCAGCCTCTTTCAATGCCGTGCGCAAACGACGCGCATCCACCGCGTTCTTTGTACCCTCTTTGATGATCTTGTTGTAGATCATCTCAGGTACAGCCTTGTAGAAATAGGCGGCACTGGTGTTCATTGGCAAGAGAATCTTGGTGCCCGGAATCATGAAATTCCGCATCTTGGTCTGGTCATCCATCTGGTTGTACTCTTCATCATCACCAACCAAGAAGCAGTACAGCAGAGTAATGCCGGTTAACAATGTGCCGGTCGCAGCCAGACGGGCCAGCGCATTCGCGCGGCTTCTGCCTTTCAAGCCTCCGCCAGCCAAAGCCTGAACCAAAACATCCATAGAGTTGGCATAAGCACCGGCAAAAGGAACAGTCTTCACGATCGCCTGTGCAACCTGACCGGAGCCGTGGTGCAAGAAGTTGATCACATTGGCCGCTTGATACAGGGCTTGAGTTTCATTGCCCGTTTCTGCCAAGACGCGTTTGTACACAGCCACACGCTGGGCCATGTCTGAGGCGTCGCCGATATGATCCAAGCCCTTGATCACAAAGTCAAAGACGTTGCGGTTCATGATTCCCAGACGGCGCTTGATCTCCGCCTCCGGAGTTCTTGCGGCGCTTTGGAAACCACCAATACCTGCCGACTTCAGAATCTGCACTGTTGGATCCGTGTTAAGCAAGCTGGTTACAAAGCCCTTGTATATGCCACCCATCAGAAGCAGCGGATGCCGCACGCCAGTCACAAGTGCTGCCGTAGGCGCATCCTTGAACACCTGCTTAATCTGGAACACGCCCGACAAAGTAATTGTGCGGCGGGTAAAGTTAGCCACCGCTGCCAATGGGGCCAGCATGGCGATGTCCAAACTCTCCATCCCAAAGATAGATTCCGAAATCAGTGGGTCTTGTATTTCCACCACTACGCGCTGACCATTGACCACAAAATCAAATCTTCCCCGCTCACGTTCAGCTTTGGGGAACATCATGATCTTGCCATTTTTGTCACGGGTTGCATACTCCATGACAATGCGCTGGGCAGCCGCCTGACGCAGCCCGTTCATGGTCATACGCATGACGTTGCGGGTCATGTTGTCAATGATGTTTTCAATCTCTCTGCTGGCCTTGAACACCACCAGATCGCCTTCGGTGACTGGCACATCGAGCTTGACTTGGCCGTCCGCTGTAGCAGTGATCTTGTCTTGAGCTACAGGATTTCCATTGATCTCAACCTCCAGCACGGTAGCCGGTTGGATCTTGAAGGTTTGCTGACCCTCCTTAGCCACAACGTCAGTGATGACCGTGGGAACACCCTTCTTGAACAGTTTCTCCAGACCAATGTTGGTCATCTTTCTGTTGGTGGTTTGTGCGGGCGAATGAACGTCCGTCTCATCATTCATGATCCGCTGCCAAGGCACATAGTCTGTGATGTTGGACAAATTATCGTATCGCT